GGTATTGAAATAGAACTTCTTGCGCTCGTAGAACTTGATGGCCGAGAGGATGGCGCGGTTGACTTGCGTGGTCAGGTCGGTGCGCGCGATCTCATCTTCGATCCTGCTGCGCATCGTCGCGTAAGTTGTCACTTAGGCAACCCTACGCCGGGATAGAGGGGGGAGTTTTCTAGGGCGCGCTCGTCCTCGGGGCTTACCGGGGCCGGGTCGCCATCCCTGCCAAGCCAGAACGTGTAATCCATCACGCGGCCTTCCTCGGGCGACCGGGGCGGCGCTTCTCACCAATCGGAGCCGGAGCGGGTGCGGGATCGGGGGGCGCCTTCGGCTCGGAAGCGGGCGCAAGCATCACGCCGCCGGACGCGGCTAGACACTTTTCCGGGCTGTCGAACCACCCTGCGGGGATTTGGTCGCTGTCACAGCGGATGTGCATGACGTACTTGCCCTGGGGTTCGAGCTTGTAGGCGAACGTGAGGTGTCCCATTCAACCGCCTTTGCGATGATTTCAGATTTGACCAGCAACATTTCATTGCCATCCTTGCCCATGACAAAGCCATGAGCGGGGCAACGCGATAGGAGTGCTTTGACCTTCTCGGAGAAACTAAGCGGCGCGGGCAATTGGTTTCAGGCCCTTCGCCATTTCGTCGGAAATCCACACGATCCAATGATCGGGGCTTTTAATGAACGCCCGCAGCAAGCCACCGCTTTCCTCTTTCACATAGCCATCAAGGCCGCGTATGAGTTCGGCTAATTTCTGCGCCTGGAAGTAGAAGTCCGGGGCCGTGAAATAGAACGAGCCGGAAGCCGCCACGATCATGCGCTCCGGGCGGTCCTCGTTCTGATAGGCGTGGCTCTTGTCCGGCTGATAGCAGGACTCGCAGCCAAAAACCGTGATGCTTTCGTGCCGGGTTTTTGCGCCCGCCGTAATGGCGGCGGCAACCGTCGTGCCCGTGCATCCGTTGGAATCGAACAGCGTAACGTCCGCGCCCTTTAGAGCGTCGAACGCCTCAACGGGGCATTGCTTATGCAGAAGAGCCCGCTTCGCCCCTTCGGCCCATTTCGCGACAATGGGATGGGGATCGACGGAAACGAACGTCGCATCAATCCCATGATCCCGGCACCAGCCGAAAGCGCCGTTAATCGCCCACACATCGCCGCTCCAATTCCGGAGCGTCTCAATGTGGTTATTGATGGTTGGCCCGCCGCCCACGATGGCGAGGGGAACGATAGGCCCAGGCCCCAATTCCTTGAGGCCCAGGCCCGTCGCATTGTCAATATTCTTGGTAACTTGTTCGTCCGATACGGGGAGGAAGCCCCTGATGGTCAGGTCAACCGGGCCGCCAAAGACCCCGCCCCGTATCGTGAACAAATCTTACGCGCCGCCCTTATGGAGGCCGTAAGCGGTCAGCATCGTGCGAATCTCCTGGAGGGAGCTGCACACATAGTCGTAGAACACCGACGCCGAGAGGTTAGCGCCGAGAGAAAGGCCCGTATGCGCGTACAGCGAGTGAGTAGCCGACAGGGCCGCGCTCGCGCGCTGCGAAGTCGGCGTCCCGCCGTGGAACGAAATCAGGTCCGTGGCGGACTGGCCGAGGCCCGTACCGTCCGGGTTCTTGTCGGAGAGTTGCTTGCCGATGGTCATTTTCTATCCTCCTTCGGCTTAGTTATTGTGGAGGCGAACGGCCAATTCGGGCCGGATCGTCTTGTAGCCGTAGAGGATATCGAGACGGCAAGGGAACTTGTCGTTGTTGATATCGTACTGGCGAACGAGGCGAAGGCTCACGCCGTCCAGGTTTTCGCGAGCCGCGAAGTCAACGCCCTTCGGCATCACAAGGTCAGCCGTCGTAAACGCGAAGGCATCTTTGTGATACAGGAGCGAGGTGTCCGTCGCGGACGACGCACCGCCCAACAGCTTGGTCACCGTGCCCGAGTCGTCGGGAGACGCAGAAACGTTCTGCGTGGCACCCGATGTCACGATGGACGGGCTGATGGCAATCGACGTGCCCGAGGACGAAACCGCCGAGGTCACGACGAAACGCTGCAACTCGCCGGTATTGGCCTTGGTCTCCGGGTGAACGCGATTGCAACCCGCGAAGGTCACAACGTCACCCGCAACCAGGGTCTTGGACGAGCCGTTGGTGACCGTCACCGAAGCGCCGGTCTGGTTCGCGCCGTTGACCGCAAAGGTCGTGCCCGTCTCGGTGCCCGTGGTGTGGATGGGCAGGTGAGTCGAGCGGTAGAAGTCGAAGCCAATAGCAGTGCCAATCTTGCCGGTCTTATACTGGCTCGAAATCTCCTTCGAGTCGTTGAACAGCGTGGACCAAGCCGAAAGCATGTCGGCGTGGGCCTGGGTGTGCAGCATCGCCGCGCGGTCACCCATCGGGGCAAGGCTCTTATGCAGGCGGGCTTCCGCCTCCAGAACCTTGGCGTAAGTGGCCGCAGAACCGGCGTTGTCAACGACATTGTAAACGTCCTTATAGACGTTCGAGATGATGTCGTTTTCAACCGAGGCAACGAGAACCGAAACAGCCGGCTCGATGATGCGCCTGGAGAAGTCATCCAGGCTCATGGTCAGCTCGTTGGACGAGAAATTCATGCCAACGTGCTTCTGAGTCGCCACCGTCATCGTAACGCTCGACTCGGTGGTGTCCTGCGCGTTCAGCACAGCGCCGGTCGTGACGGTGTACTGATTGGGCAGGCGGACTTTCAGGGAGGTGCCGATCTTGGCCCCTTCCTTGGCGAACGAATCGTCATATTCACGATTGATCGTGCCAATGAAATTGGCCTTCTGATGGAGGACGCGCAGGATTTCCCGCGTGACCGCCGTGGGGGTAAGCACTGTGTTAGCCACTATTTAGCTCCTTCTGGCCCGGCTTTCGCCGGGCACTGGGATAGGGGGCGTCTCTCGACGTGCCCGTTGAGGGGATTAGGCTTTGATGCCCAGTTGTGCGTTGCGCCGCTTGACCCACTCCGCCGCTGACAAGTCGTCCCTAAGTCCGGGCTGCGTGGGCTTGCGCCCCGTGACCTGTCGGACTGGTTCGGCTTGCGGTGCTGGCTTGGGGGCAACGGCGGCGCGTTGCTTTGACTGGTACTGCCGCCAGAGATAAGCGTCGTGAAGGACTTGAACGGCTCGGGGATCTACAACCGCGTTTAATTCGTCGGCGGTGTAGCCGTAGCTCGTTCCGTGGTCCTTGAGGCTTTTCGCTAACTCAGGCGTGAAATTCGGTATTGCCTTCGCAATCGCGGCGCGGCCTTCCTGTAGCTGCTTGGCAGTCTCTTGCTGCTGCATCCACAGGGCCTGCTGCTGCTTCTGCGTAAGGCCTTCTCTTAGTTCACGTTGAGCGCCTTCAAGGTTGGACTTCTCGATAAACAAGGCTTGCGCCCGTACCGGGTCGTCCTGATTCAACTGCGCCCAATTGACGCCCTGAAACTGTGAAAGACGATCCGTGATCGCTTCCAGTCGGGCATATTCCTTAATGTTCGCCTGCTGCCACTCGGCGTGTTGGCGGATCGCCTCTTGACGACCCTCCAGTTCCTTGCGCTGTGCGGCGACTTCTTGTGTTTTCCGGGTGTAGTCCGCCTGTCGCAAAAGCGCGTCTTTAAGCGCCTTCGGGACCGCGTATTTCTTGCCGTCCTCCCAATCGACTTCTTCGGTTTCCTCTACGGCCTCAACCTGATCGCCTTCGATCTGGTCGTCGGTGATAGAGACTTCGGTTTCGTTCGTTGGGGTGTTTGCGACTTCCGGTGCCGGGGTTGTATTTTCCGGCGTCGGATTGGTCGCGGTTTCGTCCGTCAAAAGAGTCACTCCTTATCGGTTGGTGACATGAAAAAACCCGCCAAGCGGATGCCGGGCGGGGTTAGGTCTGCGGGCGAGGAGCGGACTCTCGCCTAACGCGGCTTTTATAACGCTGCCGCCGCAGATTCTTAGAACTGTCTCGGTTGGGGTTGCGGGCGGGAAATGTCCGCCATCGCCTTAATGCGATTCGTCGTCGCGTCGAACTGTTCAATGCCGACGCGCTGGCCTTCAATCTGCCGGTCGATCTGCTTGCCGGATACGTCGGCCTTTAGCTGCGCGTTCTCTTGCTGCAACTGCTGTAGTTCCTGCTGCATGGCCGCGACCTTCTTGGGGTCCACGCCCGATGCGCTGTTCTGCTGCATCTTCTGCAACCGTTCCGCGATCTCGTCCGCGCCCGGCCAGTCAAGGTTTTTGGCGAGTAGGTCACCAATCACCGGAGCCGCAGCCGGGAACGCCCTTAGCAGTTCCATCATTTGCGTGGCCGCTTCCTCGCGCTTGGTCGTGAAGGACGGGCCAACGTCCACAACGAGGTCATACTTGCCGACCGAGAGGTCATAAATCTTGGCGATCTCGGCTTGCTGTTCCGCGTCCGTGCCTTCAATGGCCTGCTGCGGCCCCATCGGCTGCGCTTGGGGCTGCATCATTTGCGTCTGTTCGCTCGGGTCGGGCTTCGCGCCAAGCTGGACGTTCTTAACCTCGCCCTCTTTGCCTAATACGCGAACAATGCGCTCCCCGGTGTAAACCTTGGGGATCAAGTCAATGAGGATGCGGCCACCGTGCCTAATGGCGCGAGAGAGGTTGTCAATAAAGTGGAACGTCGAAACGTCGCCTTCACGCTGGCGGGCCATAATCGCCCTGCCAGAAGTCTCATTCGACCGCGCGCCCAATGACGCATCATAGAGGCCCGTGATGGCCTTCATATCGTCGGAGGCGTTTAGGGCCTCTTGCAATGCACCAGCGGGAGGACCGGCGAAGGGCTGGCGCTGTGGGGGTGTCTGGCCCTTGTATCCGATGAAGGCGTAGCTCTCGGTATTCGCCTTGGCCCACTTCTCCGCGTCGTCGCCGCTAAATGCTTCTTCCGGGCCGATGAACGGGGCCTTCGGGGACAGCGCAACCAACTCAGTCGCAACCGTGCGCCAATAGTTGAACATCCGCTGCGCGTCTTTGGCGTCACGAATGAGCGAGCGGAAATGCCGCTTGCCCTCTACGTTCACTTCCTCGCCGTAAACCGGAATAATGGGGATGTATTTTCCACCCCATTCGTTCGTTTCCAGGACTTCCGCCCCGGTCATGATCTTCTGCGTGACCTTGTGGGACTTCGTGACGCGCTCGGACGTGACCGTCACGCCTACGAGGTCGAAATAATCCCTGTGCTTCTCGTAAACGTCGGCTTC